CGAGCGGCCTTAACAATTTCATTATATTTACTACGCTTCATATAAATTACTTTTTTAATTTATATATTCGTATTTTTTGATTTTTTGTTAAGCAGCCAGTCGGAGCGTCAATCATGACAAATTTTTTCCCAGCAGCGATCGAGTCTTTAGTGAACTGGAGTATTTCTTCTTGTTGTGGTCGAGGAGTAAACTCCAATTGGATTTCTGCCATGTAATCTTTACTAATACTGATGTTTTAGGTTTTATATTTCACGAAGACCGTAGGTAAGGTTGAACCAAATAAACTCGCGCTCCGCCTTTTTCTTAGTGAGCTTAAAGTTCTTGCGAGCCTCGGTAAGAAACCACTGTTTCCACTCTTCTGCTTTTTCTGGGCTAATGGTATTGTTGCTAAACCAGAATTTGTCTTCAGTAAGCACCTTTGGGTCTACGCCAGCCATTTCTAGCTGCTTTAAGATGGCGAACATTGTAAAGTTTTCGCGATCGGTTCTGCTTGTGATCTTCATGCGATTAGGGTTTTGATTTGTGATTGCCAGTACCAAAGAGTACGGCCGTTTTTGTCAACAGTGGCAGTGTCGGACTTGCCATAGCACTGGATCCAGCTGGAGAAGCCGTCTGCTGGTACCTCAAACGGGTTGTGCCAGTCCTTTAACTGACCGCCGCCGATATAGTAAGCTTCGATGGGTAGGGCACGGCAGAGTTCAAGGATCTTTAGGTTAGAGAGTATTGCCTCTCTGGCCTCTTGAAAAGGATCCTGCTCTGCCCGGTGCAGTATCTCGGCACGCAAATAGTTGCCAATACCATTAAAGTAGCGTTGATCCATGAGCACGAGATGAATCGGCTGATTGAACGCTGCCTTTTTGATATTTTGTGCGATATTTTCGACGAAGGCAGCGTGCTCGTCGACTGGGCAAGGACCACGATTAGTGGACCAGCCATCGCACCAGCGCCATTTTGCAAAGCGACGAGTGTCGACTAGACATAGCGAGAGCCCGCAGACCGTATTAAATTTAAGATGAGTGTGTTTAGGCGGAGTAGCACGATCGCTCATCGTCCAATAACCAGACATGCCCATCGAAACCCGAAGAAAGTATTGGTCCTGGCCTGAAGTCAGAGTAAGGAGCAGTTCTTTGCCTCTAGACTGGGCAGAGATACTAAACATCTGCAGCTCGCTGGGCTGTACAAGACCCAGGCGCTTCTCCACTTCAGGAGAGACGATGATGCTCGTAAAGTCCCTGTCTTGAGAGACAGAGTTGATGTACTCTGACATGATCTTGATCTCGGCTAGTTCTGGCATTTTTAGTAAAATTAACGGGTCTCTAACAAATAATACTAAAAAATCCTACCCAGTTAAAGATAAATAATAAAAAAAAATCTGGATAAAATGAGTAATCCTGTAATGAACTACAACCAATTCATGTCAGCGTTCAAAAAAGCTGCCTCTGGTTACAGCGGAAAAGCTAATGTTAAGAACAATGACGCTGCCGGAACTGCAAAAGTAAAACAAGAGTTGGCACAAGGACCTGTAAAAGGTAAAGGTACTCCTCACATTGACAAGTACACTAAGCAGTACATGAGCACAGTGAAGAAGAAGAACGTAGTTAGCACTAAATAATTTTAAGGCGAATGGAAAAAGCTATAGCAAGCTTTCATAGGTTTGCCCTACTCGAGAAGAAGGGCGAGTTAAAGAAGCTAGTCGGTAAAGACGACGATGAGGAGCTTACGGTCAATGACGCAAAGAAGATCGGGGTAAAGATTGCCAACATGGAAGGCGAAGACAAGAAGAAATTTGTTGGAATCACCAATTTCTTGGGGGCATCATGCAACATCTATAACGAGATCTGGAAAAACTACAAAAGAACGAGAGATCGTAAGAAAGATTAATGGTCAACCTCTTAGAAAGCAGATACCGTGATGACGTTAGTGCAAAAGACGGAGGTTTCGTTTTTCAGGCAATAATTAGTCATACTGTAAACTGGGAAATTCAAAACGGGGAAACGCTAATCGACCCCAAGAAAATTAGTGCAATGCTGCACCAAGTCGACGTTTTTCCCGATATGAAGTTTACCGGAGGCAATGCGCTATTGACCTATGTCACACTAAGCGAAGTAAACATACTTAAACGCAAGTTTGAGCTGGCCAGTGAAGCGATCAAAAAGAAGATTAACCCTGATTATGCGGCAGAGTCCTCAGCAGAGGCGCAAATTTCGGCTCAAAACAGGAAAGCCCTAAACGAAAAGTATTTTAAAAATACCTACTATGAAGTTTCTCTTACTACCGATCATATTGTATTAAGGGAGGTTTCAACCAGTGGGCTGGACAGCGGGGCACCAAAGATCACACTAAAACTTTCGACCGGTATGGTCGACACGCTAGATGGTCAGCCGACTGGTACTTGGGAAAAATTTAAGGTAAAGGTCGATGGGACGGGTCGTCTTGAGATTGCAGGTAGCGGAGAAGACTCGTTATCCACAATTCGAGAAAGGGACAATGTTGAAAATATCGATGATGCGATATTTAGGACGATTGTGCCTTCATTACTCCTTGATTTCAAGGGAGACGCCACATCAATTGATACTTATTCACATAGGTCTGCGCAAGCCGCATTTGGAGCAAAAATAGATTACAAAAACCTATTCAACGTCGAAGACAAAGTATCGTTTACTCCTCCTAAGGACGAGACTAGCGCTGAATAAATAAATAAAATAAAATAATCACGATAAAATGGCCGGTTTACCACATTGGGATAATTCTGTAGCAGCAACCAACTATTACGAACCGATTTTTCAAAATCAGTTCGAATTAATCATTACACCACCTGCTGTAATCACAGACAACGTTGATCTCTTAGTTGAGCACGTAATAAGCGTATCTGGAATACCTGAATTGACTCCAGTTGCAGTAGTCGAGCAAAACTATAAATTTGCAAGACGTTCATATGCGGCTGCAGTACCGACAACGACAGTTGCCGATCTTACGATCAAGTTCACAGTCAACTTGAATGAGGAAAATAACATGTATATCTATAATATCTTAAGGGCTTGGGGAGACCTAACCTACGATCCATTAAACGGACGTCAGGGTCTGAAGCGGGACTATTACGGACAAATGTATTTAGCTATTTTTAACAAGGCTGGAGACATTTTTAGGGAGTTTAGGTTTACGCCAGTAATTCCAAATGGTGCGCTCAGTGCAATGGAATTAAATTATACTAGTGCAACTCTTTATGAGATAACTGCTAAATTTAGAGCAGATGCCTACAAAGAAACCCGAATCGGAGAAATCCGCGTATAATAAAAAGAATCTTTACAAAATGGAAATGTTTAACGTACACCGTCGCGACATGATGAAAATGGACGACTATATGGACCTAAAGAAGCCTGGCTTCGGTGGACCCAAGTCTGCTAAAATGTATCGTGACAGCAGCGGTAAAAAAGTAAATACTAATCCAAAGTTAGACGGTTATCAAAGAGTGGTAGATCGTCACCCAGCCTTTGGTCACCCAGTATACAATCCGACTTACAAAGCAATGAGCAATGACCTTGTCTACAAGCAAGAGCGCAAAAAGCCCTACAACTATCCGGATCCATACCTGAATATGGGTCTGCCGGTAGTAAATGTTGGTAAAGCTGCAAACGAGGGATTTTCCTATACTTCTTTTCAAAAATTTGTTAACGAACAGGAACAAATAGAATCAGAATGGTATGGAATGAACCCAGGCGCAGAAGAAAAAGTTGTGTCGTTGCGAGGTAAATCTGACCTAGAAGCAATAGGAGACGCTGAGGATAAAATGGGAGAGATGCGCCTAGACTGGGCCGACTTTTTCAAGAGTAACGACGGCCGACGCATAGATTATATAGACCGTGACGGAGACCTTATTGCTTATGCAGACATAACGGCTAGAAAGCTATATGTAATGCCCGACGCAGCCACCATGTCAGACGAAGATTACGAAAGAATGTATGGTTCTGGAGAAACCAGCAGAGAAGAGGAAGATTTCGAAGATTCTTATGAAACTGCTAGAGAAGAAAGCTATGAAGAAGAGGTACCCTCTGCATTAGAGATGCCTAAATCTTCTGGAAGAAGACTTGCCGGCGACACTGAAACTTTCCTAAAGAGCTTCGAAGTCGGAGACGAATATGAATTCGAAGACGAAGACTAAAAGATCAACTCTTTCTTGTCTCCGCTAGGCATCGAATAAACGAGCTTTTTTGGAGTAACACGATAAGAATTACCATTGAGAAGGTCAGCATAATGTTGACCTTTTCCTTTTTTGATATAGCCGATCGTCGAGTGAGGATGGTAATTGGGATATTCTGTGGTATAACGATCTGCAAATTCGGACTTTAACTGATCGTTTGCTGCATGTAATTCAGGAGAAACAACGTCGAACTTTAGCACATCGTATTTGTCGTTATTGAAACAAGAGGCATTGTGCAATTTTAAAACCGGATAACTAAACTTATTGCACACATTTAACACGTGGTCCAGATCAACATCGCTATGAAAACCAAAAAGTAGGGTAGTGTGAGGTTCGTCCTCCAAGCCATATGTGTTATCTCCAGTCTCGTGGTATATGTCATCTGGTGAGATAAGAGAGTGGAGTTCCTGCATTTGAGGAAAATCATAGTAAACCATGGCACAGCCATAATCATAGGTGCTCTTTGAAGACTCGTTAAGAGACTTGAGCCAAGCGGAAAAATTAGCGATTAGATTCATATTAAGATTCGATTTAGTTTTTCTATATTGACGATCTCGTCATCAGGTTGGGAAGCTGACTCGACAAGATGAAAATTAAAATTCAACATTTCGTACTCGCCCTCGATAAAATCAATAGTATTGAGCACGATTGAACTGGAGAGATTGGAGTTTAGGTATACTACCCGTTTATATTTTTTGTTTTTGATATTTATTGCCTTGTCTAACAGTTTTTTTATCTCATAGTTGAGTAAAAAAGACTGTACCTTGTTTGGCACAATAAACTTAGTACTAAATTTGTCCTTGATAATCTTATTGACGTTAAGCACGTAGTCTTCTTTGCCCTTTTTTTCAAAGGCTCCAATAAAATTTCGGTATTCTTTTACAAATACCACGGTCACGTTTCGGTTATCGATCATATTTCTAGCTGTAATATATCTATTCCAGCCTCCTTTAACATTTTTAGACCAGAGGTGTCTCGGTACTCCTCTAAGTAGATGACACGGCGGATGCCGGCCTGGATAATCAATTTTGAACACTCCTTACAAGGAGAATAGGTGACATATAACGTCGAGCCGTCCGTGCTCTGTGAAGACTTGGCCACCTTAAGGATCGCGTTTGCCTCTGCATGCAGCACATACCAGTAGGTCTCACCATTTGGATCCTCACAGTCGTTGGTAAAGCCCTTTGGTGTGCCGTTAAATCCATCGGAAATGATAGCTCCTTCTTTTACGATAAGTGCACCGACTTTTTTGCGACGACAGCAGGAGAGAGAAGACCACTCGGTGGCCATCTTTAGGTAGGTACTATGATATTTTAGGTCCTTTTGAGTCATTACGGTTGACGTAGGGTTGAGTAAAAAGTAGGGTAGAGATGATGGAGATTCCTAACCACTGTGGATAGCTGGGCTCCACGCCAAAGAGCTCACCCAGAGAAAAAACGGTGAATGCGAACCAACAGATTAATGCAGTAAGCAGGGCGGTGATGACGCCGATTATGAATTTTTTAAGGTCTATTTTCATGATAGTTATTTGATATTTGTTGCAATCCAATTACATAGTGGGTCCTCGAATGTTTCCACAGCATGGTGCGCAAAAAGTCGATCGAAGATCGGAGTCGTCTTACCCATTTTCGTCACTAGATCTACTGTGACTGGAGGAATCGATTCTGCCGTAAAGTCTTGAGCCAGCATGCGGCTGGCCAGGTCAAAGTGGTGTTCGTAGATGTGAAATGAATTAGCGATATGTGTGTAGGTGCCTAACTCAAGGTCAGGATAGATTTGACGTAGGTGCACTAACGCCTGTCCTTGTAGAGTTGCGAAAAAGGCGATATCAGTCGGCAGACCAAGTATGACATCGTTACTTCGCATCGAAACGGTAAGGCTAAGTTTGTCGTTACGAATCTGAAATATTGCGTACATTGTGCACACAAAATCTCGATTGGAACTGTATTGATGCTCTGGCAGGTTAAAATGCATTACAGCTTGCCTAGAGTCCTTATCCTTTATGAGACAGGAGATTGCCCAGTCGTACTGGGTGAACCCATGAGGACTTACTTTAGAAAACAATAGGTTACCGTATGCGGAGTTAACAGTCCCGTCAGGGTTCTGGATTGACTCCCAGAACTTAGCATACTTTTTAATAAAGCCGACATCGTTTCTGCCAGCAAAATACCATAAGAGCTCGGCTGAAATATATTTTTTCTGGGAAGATCTCACAGGATTTGAGTAGAGACAAGAGAGAGGATCCTCTAATACGAGTACAGTATTGATATTTTCTCTGATCTTAAGGTCTCTAGGTCTGGTCTCGTGTTCCGGAAAGAGCATTAAGTCGCTTAGACTCGCTTTATATAAGGAAGAAAAATCCTTTTCTTTATATAATTTCATCGGTTTCTTTTTGATTTTATACACCTGCGATTTAGGAAAGTTTTATTTAAGGATAAATAAGAATAAATAGCATACTTTTTAAAGAGTGGCAATTTCATACCTATATCCTACAATAGATTTCTCGACAGTTGACTATGCTAATATACCCAATGGGGCATATCTTATTGCATTTGACACAAATAATTCTGATCTCTTGTCTAAGATTGATAACTTAGGTAACATTACAGTGGTCGAAGGAGGAGGCGGTGGAGGAGGGCCGCAAGGTCCACAAGGAGCACAGGGTTCACAAGGAGCGCAAGGCGCCGCTGGATCTCAAGGTGCACAAGGATCGCAAGGAACAGCTGGAGCTCAAGGGCCACAGGGAGCAACTGGTGCACAGGGATTGCAAGGATCACAAGGATCAGCCGGTTCGCAGGGGCCACAGGGAGCAGCTGGATCACAAGGAGATCAGGGAGTAACTGGTTCACAGGGGGACCAAGGATCCCCAGGTCAATCTAGCAGCTTTTTTAATTATAAAGCAAAGACAACAATTTATTCTGGAGATCCAGGAGCGGGCTATATTATTTGGAATAATGCAACACAGACGAGTGCAACGCAAATCAATATTGATCACTTGACCCAGGAGGCATCAGATATTGATATCTACCTAGCTAATCTAAGCGCAAATGATATTATTATCATTCAAGACAAAGATGATTCGAACAATTATCAAAAATGGATAGTTAGCAGCATAAATGTTATTTCAAATAATTATGTTGAAGTAACTGCAACCTATGATAGTGGCGGATATAGTTTCTCAAACGACGAAGACCTTGTTTTGGCATTACAGATAAAAGGGCCGCAGGGTCCGCAAGGAGCAGCTGGCTCACAGGGTGCACAAGGTGCAACTGGAGCTCAAGGATCACAAGGATCTCAAGGAGCACAAGGAGACCAGGGTGCACAAGGACTTAAGGGAGACCAGGGAGATCAGGGAGCAGCCGGTGCACAGGGGCCACAAGGTGCACAAGGAGACCAGGGAGCACAAGGAGACCAGGGAGCACAAGGAGACCAGGGAGCAGCCGGTGCACAGGGGCCACAGGGAGATCAGGGAATAGCCGGCCCACAGGGAGATCAAGGCAATCAGGGAGCCAGTGGAAACCAGGGACCGCAGGGATTAACTGGTGGCCAGGGACCACAAGGAGATCAGGGAGCAACAGGAGCACCAGGAGGAGAAGGAATTATTTCAAAACTTTTCAATTACTATAATTTTTCATAAAATAACACGCAACAATGCCAGCAAACACAACACCTATCTTTACTCTACAAGGTAATTTTACACCAGCAAGAATTGCAGCAGCTAACACAGCGTCTGATGGATCCGGCGCATTAGTGACTCTAGTCACAGCAGGCGCAGACGGAACTCGGGTAGATGGAGTACGCTTCATCAATTCTCAAGCTACAGCGGCATTAGCTGGCGCTAAAGTTTTTCGTATCTTTCTCTCTGACACAGGAGGTACAAACCATCGACTAATAGGAGAAGTATCAGTACTCGCTGCTACTCGTAGTACCACGGCTATTGGTCAAACTGCTATCTACACGTTCGATCAACCTATCATCATGCGATCTGGACAAGTAATGTCAGTCATTCAATCAGTTTACGCTGGAGCACAAGATCAAACTGATGCAATCGCTTACGCAGCAAATTATTAAAAATTAAACCATATGACTTATAAAATTCTATCTACTAGACAAAACGAAGAAACTCTCTACACTGAAGTCGAGTATAATTTAGACGGAGTTTTGACTACTATTGAGGTGAGTCATTTTGCTCCTACCGGTTTAGAGATTATTGAACAAAATATAATTAACAGAGGATTGACCGAGATCCGTAAGCTAGAAATTGCCAGACAAATACAAAGTCTTATTCCTCAAATAGAGATAAATGTAGAAACTGAATTGTAATGCCAACAAGAACTTGGAGAGGAACCACTGATAGCAATTGGGGAACCAGCACCAACTGGTTAGAAGGAGCTGTGCCTACTGTAGCGGATGATGTAGTGTTTGATGCTTCCTCTCCTGCATGTACAGTAAACGCTTCAAACAGAGTTTGTCTTACAATTAACTTTACCAATTACACTAACACCATCACAATGACTTTCAGTATCAACGTGAGCGGTAACATAACGCTTGGGGCTGGAATGGGTGTAGGAGGCACTGGCTTTTTAGCGTTCAACAATGTTTCAGCTACTTACACTCCAAACGGTTATATATGGCCTAATGAATTTAGATTTATTAGCATCACTACATCAAAAACATACACAATTGCTGCAGATTGTACCTTTGGGGGAGTAGTAACAAATACAGGCAGCTCAGGAGCTGTCATAGCTAATATATTTGCTGGTGGAAGAACAATAACTTGCAATGCAGGTATCAATAACACAGTTACTCAACCATTTCAAGGAGTGACTTCTTTAACCACATTTGTAATTGCTGGTGGTACGTTAAATGGATGGTTTGGAACATTGACAAATCTTAATTTAAACAGTGGTGCAAACACTATAACCATATCAGCTGTCATCTTCGCCAGCAGCACAACAGGTACATTCTCGTACACTTCTGGAGTAGCAAATGCTGCTTCAGCAACTTTAACTATGTCTCAAGGAATTCTCAATCTAGGATCTGATGTAAAATGGAACACAATAATTGGAACAAGCGGAGCTACAACTTTAGCTAATGATCTTTGGTGTAACACACTAAACATGTCAGCAGCAACAACACTAACTGGTGATTTTAAAATTTACTTAAACACATACACTGGATCTACTGGAAACATTCAATGTCCAGCTGGTAGTGGAACAAAACCTACTTTAAACTTTAACGGAGGAACTTCTGGTGCAACATCAGGTGTAATTTCAATACCAGTCACTACTATAAACGCTTGGAAATTGATTGATATAGATATGCCTTTAGTTACATTTACAAGTGATACTTTTATTTTAGGCTCTCTTACAGATGTTTCTTTTAAATTAACAAGCGGAACATTTATACCACCAAGAATATTAACTATTACAAATGCAATAGGATCAATTGATACCTTAGGCACAAGCTGGAATATACTAAATATAGGATCTAATGTACCTTTTGGTACATGGAATATAATTAGTGATATTTGGTGTAACTACTTAAGATTCGCAGCAACTGTTCCTGTAACTTTAAACAATTTCAATATTTATGTGAACGGAAGTTTAGAAAATTCCAATTCTTCTACAGTCGCAGGAACAACCACTATCAATTTGATTGGTAGTGGATTTTGGGTACATGCTGGATCATCTACAGTTTTTTCAAGTCCCTTAGTAATCAATACTGGTGGAATCTATAGGTTAGGAGGAGCTGCTAATCCTACATTACCAAATCTATATAAAAACGGAAATTTAAACTATATAAAAGGAACAGTAGTAGCCAGAAGAACAACTTTATTTATTACTGCAACTAGTACTGGATGGGTAAATATGCATAGAATAGCATTTGATGCAGTTACTATCACAGGGGGAACCACACAAACTATGAATGAGTTTTTTGGAGGCAGACCAGGCAAATATTGTCTAGTCCGATCAACTACAACAACTAATGTCACAATTACCTTCACTGATAATCTTGAAAAATTTGCAAGGTGGGTTCTTCCGTCAAACATGACTGTTTCTAGAAGAGGACAGGTCAAACTTCTCAGTTCAAAAGGAAATAGAAATAGTGCAAATTTGGGATTTACCTACTTTGAAGGTATGCAGCCTTATGGAATACCACACAATAATCCGATTGTCTATCAAGGGTCTCAGTGTTTTGGAATAGGTGATAGTCCAGCAGATCCCAATTTCTTTTAATTTAAAAACGATTTTCGCCAGGGAGAACGGTGTCCTCCTTTATTGCACGCAACCATGCTCTGGTGCAGGGTACATTATTATCCTGCATCCATTTTGTATAACACTTGGTTTCCAATAGCCTTGCCTGAAACTTTATAGAATCGTTATAGATGAATTGGGCTTGCTCCTTTCTAGTATAATAAAAGAAGCTATTCTCGTTCCAATAGCTCACATGGGTGGGATCCTGGAAGGCCCCTCGACCGTCGGTAGAAGGCACCTCAATAAATGCCCAAGCGCCGTGTGCCAAAACTCGGTGTAGCTCACACATGGTAAAGTGCTTATTATGTAGGTGCTCGATCACATGGGAGGCATTGATCACCCCGACTGAGTTATCGTCAAAGGGCCAGCGCTGATTAAGATCTGCCTGGATAGAACCATTGCGGATATCGACCGTTTCATAACCGGGCTTGCCGTAGAGCCCTCCACCTAGGTCAATTTTACGAAGGCCACGCAAGTCTGCCTCACGCTCAGCTAAGGGCTGTTGCCATTTTAGGAAGAGTTGTTGTGTCTGCTCCTGTATTAGAGCATTGCGCTGCAGCCAAGTGTTATCGCCGTGGATACGGTATAAGTATAGAGTCTTCTTGATCTGCCTAAACCTGGAGACCATGTAGGTGCGAATCATTAATTCCTGATCGTCTAGCACAGAGAGCGAACGATCGTGTCCGCCGAGCAGCACATAAGTATCTCGCCGCCAAGCTCGAATATGATCTGGCGCATAAAATATGAGGGAAAGAGCACCAGCGTCAGCTTCGAAAGAATTCATCGAAACATAATTACTGCCTTTCCACTTAAAGTATCGATGCGACCAACCATAGTAGGAACCGTATGGAGCAAACTTATCTGCCAACTTGGCGTTATCGCTATAGACAAAACCAATACCTGCGTCCTCCGCAAAAGCAGCAGCCACCTCAGCTAAACAGTCTGGAGTAAGAAGATCGTCGTGGTCTACTTCAAGTAGAGCTTCACCAGAACCTAGGTGAAAGGCTCGATTCTTGAGATAGCCAACGTTTTGGCTCTCTGCGCAAGGCGAATCCAGATAGATCTTTACTCGAGCGTCTTCTAATATGATGCTGGGTAACTGATTACTGGTAAGTCCGCCATTGAGGTACAAGATCCACTCCCAATCAGTGTAGGTCTGTTCTAAGATAGATTCGTAGAGCTCTAGGAGATACTTGGGAGTGTGGGTTGGGGTGATAATGCTCAGTTTCATAGTTTAGCCGACTTTTGTTATTTTCATCTCTGAGAAGTGGTCCTGAGTGGTCACGAGGATTCGGTGATTGAAAAATTCCTCTGGTAGAGACTCGTGCGAGACAACAAAGATAGTTAGCCGGTATTTTTCGGCATACTCTTTAAGGATCTCAATGGCCTTATAAACGTTGTTTTTGTCGAGTGAGCTAAAGATCTCGTCCAAGAAGAGAACGTTCATCTGGCTGTGCTTCATTTTAATAATCTCGATAAAGGCCAAGAGCACAATAAGGTTCATCTTTTTACGCTGACCGCTGGAAAGGCTCTCTGGTGAGACCTCCATGCCAAGGTAAGAGATAATCGGATTAAAATCGCTATCGAATTCAAACTGAAACTTGAATTCTAAGCGTTCCGAGATCTCCTGGATCCTAGAATTAAGAGTTGGAATGATCTTATCGATCAGGGTTTTCTTGATACCGGAATCAGATAAGAGGTCGTCCAAGGTGATAAATAGGTTTAGTGTAGTGGACTTTTCCTCTAGCGTCAAGGATTCGGTTTTTATCTCAGTCTGGATAGATTCGATTATGGATTGAATTGCCTGTTCGCCGTCCGAGTCCATTTCCTTAGACAGCTTTTCAAGGTCGCTTTCTAACTGTTTAAGGTCGGCAGTAACCTTGAAAAAGTCGGATTTTACCGTATTTTGTTCCTCTGCTATCTCGTTAGCCCTTGTGCTAAGCGCAGTAAAAGTCTCACGTAGAGCTGGAATAGACTCTTCTAGTGCTTTTTTCTTTAGGGCAATTGCCTCTTTTGTTTTAGTAGAAGCCTCAGAAGTAAGATCGTTTAGACAGTGCGGACAGCGGTTTTTCTGATAGAGCTCCAGTTTTTCAGCCAGGTCCCCAAGTCGATTTTTAGCAGTGGTGATCTCGTCCCTAGCAGAGTTAACTGCCCGCTGAGCAGCATCGACTCCTTCTTTAAAAGAAGAGTATTTGGTGCGAATCGTCTCTAGTTCTTGTCTCTTATCTAGGATCCTTGACTTGACCTCTTCGGAATGGGAGTCTTTTTTCTCAGAGAGCTTGGCTCTAAGCTGAGAAAGTTGCTCAGCCGAGGAGGCTAGGGTTGACCTATTTCGGTCGATTCGAGAATTAAGTAACTCGATCTCTTTTTTGCTCTGCTTTAGGTCTTCTTTTACGACTGCTCGCATATCAGTAAGAATATCGATACCGAAGATTCGATCGACGATCTTGCGCTTGTCAGCCTGGCTCAAGTTGATGAATGACTTGAAATCATCAAAGGACAGGCTGATCGTGTTACAAAAAACAGAAAAAGGAATCTTTGCAAGCTCGTCTTCGATAAACTCATCCACTTTTCTCTTGTCGGGCAAGTTAAAGTGTGCTCCATTTATCTTGATGTCGCTAAAGTTTGGCTCAATGCCTCGAGTAAGCTCAATAGTCTCGCCAGAGTTAGTAAGAAACTTGACACTGGTCACTGCGTTCTTGTTGATCCAGTTGGGGATATCCTTCATCTTACGAATGGCCGAACGACCGTAAATCGAGACGGTGAGTGCCTCTTTGATTGAGGATTTTCCCGCACCATTTTCACCTTCCACCAGGATAAGTTGAGGCTCATCAGTAAAGGTGAAAGTCTGCAAAAGATTGCCGTAGGAGAGGATATTTTTGTAGGAAAGCTCTAATAATTTCATTGCTCGTAGCTCTTGTTGTTACGTAAACTGTCGTATATCTGCTTAAAACGCTCGGTGATCTCTCCTGAAAAATCTGGAGAATAATTTAGGGACTTTAGCCTTTCGTCCAATGCGGTAAAGATATTATACTCATAGCTGGAGTCGATTTCAACTTCACTGCGGCTTTTTGTCTGCTCCTTGGAATAGGAAAAGAACTCAAGTCGGCGGTGTCCATACTCTTTGATGATCTCAGTAAACCTGGTAATTGGAAACCGGGCAGAAAACTCGGATTCAATCATCACATCGATAAAATTGTTGGCGAATATGGCCTTTAGCTGGGCCTCGTTTAGGTTCAAGAGTTCAAAGATATCGAATTTTAGGTGTTTTGGTGAAAACTCGTTTGGCACAAACTTTTCTACAAAGTCCTTGCCGGTCGTGTCTAACACATAAAAACCTTTTTGATTGCCTCGATCTCCACGATCCATCTCGTATGGAGTACCGACATAGACTATTTTTCCTTTTTGTTGGCGAATATGGATATGGCCAGAATAGACTCGTTTGTAGCTATCGACGTCGGCTGCAGTAAGTCCATGCTCGAGCTTGGTGGCAGAGTTGAGACTAAATCCAGTAAAATCAGCATGGCAGAAGAGGTAATCTGCCTTGTGCTTTTTTACTTGAACTTGCAAGTCCTCTGGCTTTTCACACCAGGGTAAGATAAGAACTCTGTGATCGTTGATCTTGAGTGGAGTTGGAGTCTCAAAGATATGAAAGTTTGGAAACATACGGTCGAAGCCCTTTAACGAGTGCACATCGGTTCGATCCTTATAATAACAGTCATGATTACCGACAAAGAAATAGACTCCTCGACGAAACTTTGCGCATAGTCTCTCAGCCACGCGTTGAGAGACGTCTTGAATACGAACGTTGGTCGATTCTCGAACATGATTCCAATCGCCGACCTGTAGGAGAATATCCCGGTCGGGATCAAAACCTTCTGCGTCTATCTGTTTTAAGAAATGGTCCAGTAGAAATTCTGTCTGGATATCTGACCACTCTACTGAGTTATTCCTGATGCCAAGGTGAAGGTCACCCAGCATAAATATTTTTCCAATATTATTTAGGTTCATCCTTGTGGAGCTAAAAAGTCGATATCGATCGTATTAATTATTCTTTCAAGCTTGTTAATAAATGTCGAAAACTCGTCATAACTACCAAAGGTATAGGTAGTTGGAAGAACAGAATTTGCATCCCAAAAAGTAAGGGTGAATGCGACAGCGTCTGCTTCTATCTTATAAAGCTGATCGAGGTTGATATAATCGGGAGTACCAACATCAGTGATTTTAATCCAGGCCATTAGTGTATCTTTTTTTGTGTATTTTTCCATCTAAGAAATTGTATTTCTTGTTCAATTCAATAAGCAGCAGCTCCTGAATTTCAGTTTCTAGCATATCAAATAGTTTCTTGTACTCAATCGATGAGAGGGCGGATATGGCCTCTAAGATATAAATTGGACTATAAAAAACTATTTCATTTACTGGTAAATCCAGTGCAGAATTGATTCGATTAAAGATAAAATTGACTTCATCCTTTGAGAGCTTGATTCGACCTGGTGCTGCTTCTCTGGCTGAGGTTTTAAGTATCTCAGAGATCATTGGATCCGTCTGTATAAAACTAAAAATGGTATCTAAGATAAATCTGGTCTCAAGCACCTCTTCATATTCGTAAAGATCACGAAGATACGAATCAGAATAATCTCCAGAAACGTTGATTCCGCCAGTCATGCGGTATTCGTCTGCATCTGGCAAGCCATCACCGGTGTTATAGCGATTATTAAAAATCTTGTCCTCTCGAACTATCGGAGGCAGCTCTTCAGTAGAGTCATCCTCTTCTTCGATCGCATCCTCTTCTTCATAGTCATCGTATTGTTCTTCAAATTCTTCTTCATCTATTATCATTTAACGCAGATTATTTTATATTGAGTTAAACAGTGCATCATAATCCTCCTCACCAGCAGGGGTAGTCTCTGCCGGCTTTGTAGAAATTTCAGAGTACTCAGTTCTGAGTTCATCCTGCATCTTATTTACCTCTTCGTCATCACTATAAAACTCACTGTTCTGTCCAACCTCTTCGGTAAGTCGAAAGTAGTCTTTATGCATAGTATAGAATTTATAGCTTTCTTCGTATCCGTTATCTCGGTTGGCAATCACCTTGATCTTCATTCTGCTCTCTAGAGGAGAACGCATAAGTCCAAAGAGAGAATCGACAGTATGGATTAGACCAAACGATTCAGCAACAGATTCCATTCCCAAGTCGAAGTTGCTTACGTCTTCTCGTCTGATCTGAGTAGCGCTAATCATGCACCATTCGTTACGCATGGCAACTCCTCTTAACTCTTCAGAAATGCTCTTTATCTTTTCATAGAGGCCATTTTGGTCCTTGATCGGGCGCAGCAGATTAAGATAATCGACCACAATCACCTTGAATTTCTTATTGATACGACTCTCAAGCCTAAGAAAGTAATTTTCAATATCGATCGCAGTCGGACTGCCTGTTGGAAACTCCTTGATGTAGAGTTCGCCGTGTGATTTTTCCCTGATCTCAGAAAGCTTGTGATCAATATCCTTTGATTTTTCAGAGTTAATAATTGCTGAGTATTCTTCGGAACGAATGCCTAAGAGATTAGAACCTACCCGCTTCATGTACTGTCTCTCTGGAAGTTCGACAGTCACTAGACCGGTCACATTACCCATAAGAAAAGAACGGGCAGCAATATTACCAAGCACCATCGATTTGCCGACTTTGGGTCGACCCTGAAAGACAACTAGTGCCTTGGGATTCCAGCCACCGCCTAGCACCTTGTCCAAGAAAGGAAAGCCAGTTGGGCTACCTGTTTTTGGGATCTGGATATGGGCTTCGTGGTTAAAAAAGTTTAAGCCAGTATCGCCGCTAGAAAAATTAACGGCCAACTTACTACTAATATCATTACGCACCTTTTCAGAGATCTTATCGATATTTTCCGGATCGATTGTAGTCGTCTTTAGATAGGTAAGCAGGTCGAACACAGTAAGGTTAAGGTTTCTAAGAAGTATGAAAGAGCGGACATACTTGTACAGATAGTCGTAGTTATACTCACGTAGATTGAACGCATAAAGGTCGTCAAATTCTTCTTCATCGATTTGAGAATTGGTAAGCTCTAGGTAACTTCTTAACTCCTTGCGATTGGGGATCTTTTCGTACTCTCTAAAAAACTTGACAGCAAGCTTAAAAGATTCTTGACGAGTGTCCTCATTGAAATAGCTGGGCTTGAGCATAGAGATGAGCTCCTCGCGGCGCAAGGAATCATGGCTCTTTGGCTTAAGATCGTTGTTATCGTTATCCTCGTGTAGGATAAAGTTCCAGACCATCTTTTCCAGCGAATCGATATTTTCAGTGAAGTCAATCATTCAGTTGTGTAGAAGTTAGTTAGTGCTTTTTCGGTTATTTTCATCTGCTCTCCTTCCACAAGTATGTATTCTTGCGCAATAAGAGTCTTTAGTCTTTTAACTAGGGTTTGCTTAAAGGTTTCATCCTTTAGCCTATCTCCAAAAACATATTTTAGGGAGTTGGAGGTAAACTTAAAACTGTCTAGTGAAACAGCTTTTCCCTTGGTCTGGATTACCTTATTTAGATATTGTAAAATATCAAACAGGGAGGAGAACTTGTCCTGTAACTCAGCCTCATTGTGGACTAAGAGATAGTATTTGATTGGCAGATCAGAACGAAGTTTCAGAATCATCGTTTAGTTCTCCTAATTCATCATTTTCTAATAAATCGATCTCAGCTTGAGTCTCAGGAAATTTAAACGTTGGCTTGATTATCTTCTCGTCGAGTTCCTTCAACACAGCATCAGTAAAGAGTCTAGCTGAAAAAAATTCTCTAACTGGTACCTCGTCGCCATTGTGACGGATAATATAGTTTTTTCCCAGTTTTTTAGGTAGAAAATAAAAGGTCTCGCCGTTTAATTCAAAAGAGGAGCAGAGTCCCTGTTCGTCCGCTTTTAGTTTGGAATATTCCTTCTCAGTAAGCTTATTACCGCGGCCGACTCCACAGTTTTCCCAGCAAACGTATTGTTCAAGACCAACATATTGATTCATGCCTTTGTGAAAAGAGATATGAAACTCAATATCGATTGGCTTGGCCAGACGATTTTTTCTGGTCTTTGAACGAACGATAATTCCAGTAGTGGTCTTGTTTTCATCGCGCAGAGTACCTTTGCTTAACATCAGGATGATAGAGGCAGAAAACTCTGGACCTCCGCCGCCGGACATGCCCTTTGGAGTATACTGATCCATCGAGTTATGAGCGACAACGGTATTTCCCAAAACAAAGTGATGAGCATCCTGTACTTGAATATCATAGACTTTATCCGAGTCTATTGT